ATCCAAATTGATTACGCATAACTTCTGACTCCATAGTGTTCTGTAAATTTTTAGTTGATGAAATAACGTATGCCATAATGGCATCCATTTGTTTTTTGTTACCAATTACGCCGTGGTAGCCAAGCTTTTCTTTTAGCTTTTCAAGAGTCATTACATCTGTAGCTGGCATAGCAAATTCTTTTACACCGTCTTTTGGAAGATGAAGTCTTAGCCAAACGGATGCACCTCTTACGGTATCGTGCAGTAACTTAACTACATACAAGTCATACTCATAAATGTTTATTGCGTCAGATCCGCCGTCCTCGTCCTTAATTTCAATGTAGACCCCACCATTTTTTCCACGAAAGTAAGGAAACGGATACGGTGGAATGTCGAAAGTTTCTTTCTCCCCAGACTCTGTCTCTTCGACAATAACATTAGTCTCCGCCGCAGCGATTTCGGACCCGAGTTGGATCGGAGACGATATCTTACCCTTGTGCGAGCATTCCGCACATCCCTTTGGGTTAAGTCTTTCAAAGGTTTGGCACGTGTACGGACCCTTTGTCTGGTTCGCTTTCTTCTCTGTCGCATTTGCATCGTAGCCCGAATGTTGGTCGGAAATTTTATGAATAGCCTCATCTTTATCTACGCAGGCTGCCGCAATAGACAGACCCGCCCTCCATAGTGGTTCTTCAAGTTCTTGTTGGTTAAGAATAATATTCTCAAGCTGTGGACAGCCAGTACCATCCATCGTCTTCATCATAATGGTGCGAAACCGACTTTGCTTATTACCTAGCAACGCTAATGCAGAATCGCTGTATTGCTTTGGTATCCAGTCAGGTGCAATAAGTACACCAATCTTAGCTTTAACTTCTTCGTATCCAAGCTCAGGCTCAATAGCCATTATTACTACTGGTAGCCCTTCTTCATCTTTAAAGTTTAAAGTCTCAGGCACTCGAAGGATAGAAGCATTGTCGGCAGTGCGTGATGGGTCAGCAAAGAACTCATGCTGTTCACACAATTCTTTTAAGCGCTCAGCAACAGGCTTCCAGTCTTTGCGACTGATAACTTCTTTTAATCTCCAGTATGCGTGGATACCACGACCTGAATTGACTATCGTCGGCAAAGGTAGATGCACCTTCGCACAGAACTCCTTTAGGGCCGATAAGCCTTCAATTTGATCTGCATATGGCTTGCCCAAGCCACAATCGACGTCAATCCAAAAAGCTTTAATTAAATCGCCGTTAGGTTGAATGCGCCCTTCGGCAGGGTCTTTGTACTTCGCACATGCAAAGTAAACGTTTAATTTGTTTTGAAGTAGCTCATCAATTTTTGTAGACGCATCTGCCAACGTCTGGTGGAATGTCTGGTCTGGCCTTGTTGATCCATCTTGTTTTAAACCGACTATGCAATACCATCCCTCTCCTTCGGGGGGCAGTACTGCTGTCAGTAAGTCCGTAGTTGCCATATAACCTCAAAACCGAAAAGAAAGGGGTAGCATGGGGGTCGGCATCCCCCTTTTCGCTCCGTCAAGCTAGCTACCCCGAAGTGTTAAGCTTTTAACAGCTTTTCTATCTGATCCACTTTGTCCTTGCGTGGGCGAGATGTACCAGTAAACCAAGAGTACACAGTCATTCTAGAAACACCGAACTGTTGTGCAACTTCGCTTACAGGAATATTCATCCGTATGCACCACTTACCAAGACGAACTCCGATGTGTCTAGAGTCTGCGTCTCGGTTTGCTTTAACAAGGATTAAGCTATAACCTCTTAGGCTCATGCGTCATCAGTAGACCAGCCACTCATCACGGCTTTAAGGTCACGCTTAGGGGTTGGTTCAGCTTTCTTTTCCTCACGCTTTTTAGGCTCGGGAATTCCCTCATCAACTTCGGCTTCAGCTTTTGGCGTAGGCGCAGCTAATCTTTTTGTTTCTCCTTGAGAAACGGTCATCGTTATGGCACTCTTTGCTGTGGCAGAATCACCCAGCTTCACTGCTTTTTGCCATTCGTCTTTTTCCAAGAAACGCACAGGACGGAAGAACAACTTGCCGACTGTAGAATCTTCATCAAAACGCATTTCAGTAACCAGCGTATTTAAGTTGTAGCCTTGTGAGCCAACATACTTTGCATACTGATTGAATGGCATGTGATCTAAATCGCCTGGGTCTTTCATATCATAGAAGATTGACTTGGACTGCAATGTCATTTGATAAACATCACCTTCTAAATCACCAGCTAATGCTACTGCAATACGACGGTTCTTACGACATGCTTTAGTCTTGCCTTGACCAGAACCTTCAATGTCTTGTGGACATCCCATGCAAGTTGCGCTTTGTGGTTCTTTAGCTGACGCATCAGGTCTTTCACCATCATTAGACCAGCAGTCTGGTGCAGCATTAGTATTATCTTTTGAGTCGTACGCTTTTATATAGAACGTGCGAGAGATATGTTTAGATGCATTGACAATAACAACTTCCATCTTATTGCTACCGCTTTTTGAAATTTCGGTGCCATTTACTTTTAAGATGAACTTATTGTTACCAAGCGCAATACGCTTGATCTGATTGCCACCACCCGATAGAGCACGGGTTACATCATCAAGTTCGACTTCCTTAAGATAGTCAGGTAATTGATTGTTAAACAAAGCTACGTTACTCATTTGCTTCTCCTTACAGTTATTGCGTATGTGCGTTCCACGTTTAATCCGGCGGGATGCAATTCCGGGTTCTCCTCCAGAAACTGTTTCATATTAGTCTGGTGAATTCTTCGTTCTAATAACTCAGGTGCTTTCTTTTCAAATACAAAGTTGTAAAAGCTTTCCCAATCATTAGTCCAAAATTTTGATTTAACTGCACGCATAGCGGTACCAGCTTTTGTCTTGATACTGTCGGCGCCAGTTTGTTTACAGATAGCAAGGATCTCTTGTGATACAAGGTCAAGCTCTGTATTTAGTTCAGCTTCTTTCGCATCAGCTTCACGACGAACTGCATCACGAGCATCACGAATCTTGATGTAGATTTCAACTAGCTTATCTACGGAGGTAGGTTGTTCTACCGTAACGGCATCTTCATTCATCTTCGTTCCTTTAGGTTAAGCGGGTCTATATGCCCGTTAAATTAATACTACAACTACAACTTTACTTTGTCAACTACTTTCTTCAACTTCTTTTTTATACAAATCAATAATTTTTGTATGTACATCTAGCTTATTTTGCAACATATTGTATAGTCTTGTCTCTACGGGACTACCCTTAATATGCACAATAGTCATTGGGTTCTTTTGGCCCTGTCGGTGTATACGTGCATTTGCTTGCAAATAAGTCTCTATGGATGTTACTGGAGCGTACCAAATAATCACGTTAGCAGCAGTTAGTGTGACTCCGTGTGCGGCAGCCTGAGGCTGGATGAGAAGAACTTGGGGGGTCGGATCTTCTTGGAATCTTTTAAATATATCAGTTCGTTTATTAACTGGTACGGCACCATTTATAACTTCGCAGGTAATACCTGCCCCTCTCAAATAGTTTCTGAGCAACTCTATTGTATGCGTGAACGGTACAAAGACAAGAACTTTGTGGCTAGCTTCTTCAATAACTTCTTGGACAACTCGTAACCGATTAGAAACGTCAAATTCAACAACGCTACCATTATCAGAATAAACAGCACCACCGCTAATTTGCAAAAGTTTATTAAGATTAACAGCGGCATTAACAGTCGATATCTCTTCCCCGTCAGCCACCATGAGCATGTCTTTCTTGAGCATCTTGTAGTATTTCTCCTGTTGCGGAGTAAGGGGGGCGTCCCTGAAAACATGAGTCATCTCCGGTAAGTCTAGACAATCTTCTTTTCTAAATCGGATTGCTGGTTGAAGGGCATTAAATACTGTTTGATTAGAGTTAGGCTTAGGTAACCACTTGAATTTGCTAATGTTTACCATGACTTGATCTCTAAAACTACCAAAGAATCTAGGCACATTATCAGGTACACACATCTTGGCTAGACCAAACGCATCTGTTGGGCTTTGTGCAGCAGGGGTACCCGTCATCATCCATAGCCAAGTGCGTGGGGTTAGAACACGGTTAAGAGTTTTCCAACGCTGGGTAGAAATAGTTTTATAAGCGTTTGCTTCATCAATAATAATTAAATCAAAGTTTTGTTTTGCAATGTCGTCGGCAACAATCTCAACACCATCATAGTTAATAATTACGTAGTGAGCATCGCTCTCGATGACAGCCTTTCTTTTTAGCCTATCTCCATAAGCAATACCGACTTTACGGTGCATTGCAAACTTAAACAAATCTGCTTGCCAAGCTGACTGCATGATAGACAAAGGGCAAATAATTAAAACTCTGCCGACTGCGCCTTGCTCCATTAAATAGTCAGATGCCCAAATAGCTGAAGCAGTTTTACCAGTACCTTGTTCATTAAAACAAAATGCTCGGTGGTGCAAAGTTAAGAAATTAGACGTTTCTTTTTGATGCTCCATTGGTTTAAACAAACCAGGCCATTTGTAATCTCGCATAATAGGCGAGGGTACTTTTTTAATTTTTAGCTTCGTTAGTTTTTGTGCTTCTTCTAAACCCCAATGAACTGCAACTTTATGCAGGTCGCCATTGGTCTCTACTATTTCGCTTCTAGGTATGCACTCGGTAACTAAATGCGGTCGACGAGTCGTTATCAGTATGGCTTTATCTTCAAGAATTTCCATTTTTTGGTTTGTTTTTCTTTACAGTATGGTCTGAGTTTCGGCTAAAAGATCTATTGGCGCTTGCAGCTTTGGCAGTCAAATTAGACCGAGCCGTCGAGCCACCTTTAGACAGTGGAGTCTTATGGTCAACATCTTTACCATCGCCCTTATGTACAACACCCTCACGTTCAAGCATACGGCGTGCTTTATTCCGTAACGCTCTTTTCTTTTTGACCGCAGGCGTGCCATCATATTGTTCATATTCCTTCTTGTAAGGGCGGGGTTTGTTCACGTAGGGCATATTTGTCTTCCTCTTTCCTGTAAAAATAGACGCTTCCATCACCTAATACCACGTATTTTGGCATGTTTTCGGGGTCAGTTCCAGTCAATTCTTTAAGGATTTGATCTGTTTTGTCATCTATATCTACCCAACCAGCAAAGGGGATTGGCTCGTTCATTTTGATCTTCTTTCCAATTCACGGTTAATGTACCAAATAGCTTTCTTTAAGTCTTTAAGTTCATCTTCGCCATCTTTTAACCCAGCCCGCCAAAGATACTTCATAGCATTACCTAGGTTAAACCCCATGTGCTCAGTGATTTGGATGCACTCCACCCCTGATGGGTGGGTAGTGTAATGTTTTGGATGGTTTACTGGGTCTGTCATTCTGACCTCGGCAATTGACCACTAAAGTTATAGGTTCCTGTATGACTAAAACTGGCCCATGGAGCACACCAAACTCTGAATCCAGCTAACCTAGCAATCTTACAAAAATGATAGTCTTCAGATAGCAGTCGGTTTGATTCCTCATCAATGCTAGTGGCAAAATATTCTTTAATAACTTTAACTTCACGCACAGTGTCTACGGCATGATACATATCATTGGTATAGCTAGGTACTTTATCGGCTAGCTTCTCAAATACTTCACGCTTAATAAGCATAAACCCTGTACCGCCATTAGCAATCTCGATTGGTTCGTTAATGTTGCCTGTTTTTGATTTCTCGTCGCTAGCAAGGTTTAAAACAAATGCACCTGTATGGTATTGAAGATGTTCGGGTGGGACATCTTGCTTAACTGCTTCAGATACTTGCACCCAGTTAATTTCTTTTTTAGGATAAATACCACAAATAATATCCTTGTCTGCATCTACCATGCGTGGAATGTCGGCGGGACTAAATGCTATGTCGGCATCAATAAACATTAGGTGAGTAGCATCAGACTTCATAAAGTCATAAGCCATGCTATTACGGGCACGGGTAATCAAAGACTCATTCATCATAAAGCTGTAATACATCTGAATACCTGCTTGACCAAAAGTACCAACGCATTGCATTACTGCCGACGCATACATACCAGTGCACATACCGCCATACATAGGTGTAGCTACAAATAATTTAGCCTTTGGTTGCGGTGGTTTTACTTGTAGTTGTGGTTTATCTTTTTTAAAACTCATTTTTTCTTTCCTTTAGGTTTTGGTGTTTCACGATTTATTGCCATAACTTCTTCACTTAGCTTCTCTAGCTTTTCGCCATACATTCGCAGGTTTTCCGCTATAGTCCAACATGCACCGCTTTCAGCATTATCAGTAAGTCGCTCTGCTACCAGTTCTGCAATCCCAGCCAAGCTATCTAACTTGTACCCTATCTCGCTGATACTGTTAGCTTTTTCCCATAGTCCGTCAACCATTTAATTCTCCCTGTGGTAGTAGTGTGTTGGGTTATTTAACATTGATTTAATTGCTTGGTCTATTGTGTCAAACCAAGCTAAATGCCAACCGTCTTCCGTGCGCACTTTAAAACTCATTTGTAGGTTTTCCCTAATGCAATAGCGTCATAGACTTGTGCAGATACTTTTAATACATAAGCAATATCATTTGGAGTTAACTGCCCCATTAGTTGTAGTATTTTTACTACCGCTACATCGTTATCTAATTTTTGAGGTTTTACTAAAGTTTCAATCATTTCAATCTCCAAGGTAGTGGCTCTTGATAAGCCTGTTTCATTA